GAATTTTATGAAAATAGATAGAAGAACAATACCAAAGCACTTAAGAGGTCTAAGAGATGACCAATTGCATTTATTAATATTACTATTCAAGGCAAGACTATAAAAGCGAAAGCGAGGAAATAAAAAAATGAAAATTGAATTTGATTCATGGGATATAGAGAAGGCGTTAGAGGAACATCTTGAAAAACATTACAACTTAAAAGTGAATTTGCAAGATCAAGAATTAGCACCCATTTTAGAAGTACAACTTTATGAACTAGAAAAAGATAAAGAAGGTAACAGCGTTCCCAACTACAGCAAACCAATAAAAAACAAAAGGGAATATACTGAAATCATCCAAGAATCTTGGATTAGTTTTTATATTAATTAAGGCAAGACTATGAAGCAAGACATGAAATACTTAAAACGAAAGTACCCCGAACTTTCAAGAATCACCGCTAAATTTAGCAATGATAAAAAAGATAATATGCGAAGAGTTGAAATCATGATGACTAGAAAAGATCATGAGTTATATGTAAAATTAATTAAACAAGAACTTTAACCGATCAGAAAGCCTTGAGGGGTGATATTATCAACTCCCCCTAAAGTAGTCACCCTTCTTGGCTTTCCTCTAACATCACACCCAAACCAACAAACAAAAAATGCTTATGTTGCACCCCACGTTTTAGGCTTCGCAAAACTTTCTTCTCCCCATCAATAGCACACCAAATAATATCTAAATCCATCAAATTCTGAATACCTTTACTAACGGTCTTTCTGTTCATACCAATCATTAACGCCAAGTAGCTAACCGCATCATGGCTAGAATAGTCTTGAGCCGAATACCTTTCGCAAAGTGCATACAATACCAACTTCTCCCTGCTCTTAATATCAGTTCTTCCCAACTGCTTCTTATACCACTTCCAAACAACCTGTTTCAGCTTGGCATAGCTTTTATACTTCATTGCTACCCCAAACTTTATTAACCCACTCCTCTCGGGCTTCTCAATTGCTTCTATGACCAACCACCATTTTTGTTTATTCAACTAACTAACCGCCTTTAGACTTACTTGCCTTTCTGTGAACCATTGATCTAAATAGATCATTTGCTTATTACAAATTCTATATACTCGCTTTCTTTTATCCTTTCCCGCTTCCTTAGACATATATCCTCTTGCCACAAAATCATCTAATACGCTTGCTACTGTTGACCTACTCCCCAGACTGCTTGGCAATAGTTTCACTATTGTTTCAAAATTAATGCTTTTGCTACTCGCGTTAGCAATAGCAACCTCCAAGACTAAAACAGTATGAATCGGACTAGACCACCAGAACGACATAAACCCCTTTTGCCTTCTACTCTTATAAAACTGATCTCTTACATTAATCATTCTGTCTCTTAATTGTTTCATTTGTATGTTTCTCCTAGCTTTTTCTGGCAAAGCTCTTACTGTATTAGCTACCAATTACAACCCAACTTTATGAGTAAATATTACTGATATTTTTCCCACCGAGAGATGAGCCTAAAGGCTCACTCTCTCTATTAGTTTAGTCTAGGATATATGGGTACCCGTATACCCAATCATTGACCATACGGGTACCCTTGTATTGACCATACGGGTACCCAATCACTTTTGCTTTGGTTTATCTTTTTTAGGCTCTTTTTTCTCTTTCTTTTTACCAAATGCCAACTCCCAACGATCAGCAAAAGTTTTTTTATCAATCTGCATTGGTCTTCTATCGCTTCCCTTTCCATTCATAATTATTTACTCCTTAGTCCCATTCAAAAGACTTTTTATTTTCATCTAAAATTTCTAAAACTGCACCCTTTCTAAAAAGAGTTTTAATACTTGTGTCACATTTAAAGTTGCTCTTAACAACTGCACCCTTAACAACTTTCATTGGATCAAAGTCTTCACCTTGCTCAAAACAAACCTTCTCAGCTTCATCTTTACCCGCATTAAAGACAACAATTCCTTGTCTACTTCCATCAATTATGCTTGAAGCTCCTCTGATATTTTGACGCATTTTTGTTAATGATTGGTCTTCACCTTCATTTAATGCTTGTTTGGACATGTGGTGCATTGAAATACAGGTAACACCAAGTTGAGCAGATATACCCGCAGTAAATGTTGACCACAATTGCCCTGCTTCATTAGAGCTACTGATTGGCATTGATGATCCAATAAATGCCTGGATAGGATCAAAGATAACTAACTTTAAATTCTTTAAGGATTTTAACTCTTCAATCAATTCGTTTGCACGTTGGGAAAGTTCATCATCTTTTAATAATATTAATGGTTTACCACTGTCTGCAACTGTATAAATAAATACATCATATAAAGAATCAAATCGCTTACCCGTTTTATCTATCTCAGATATCCTTCTCCAAACTTCGCTGTGACTATCTTCCGCAGAAATAATAAGTGCATCACCTCTACCAAGAACTGTTTTACCTAACCAACTGCCACCATTGGCTACCTTCATAGCTAGATCAATACCGAGAAATGATTTACCGATACCACCTACACCCGCCAATACTGAATTAATACCAAGAGGAATTAAATCATCTACTAACCACTCAATAGGTGGTGGACTTCCAACCAAGTTACGAATTGCATAATTTCTTAAACCGAAAGCATGTTCAGTTAATTCAGTTTTAACTTGATCTAACCCTTTAGCTAAATGCAGATCATTAAAATCACCTGTAATACTTGGTAGTCTGGAAACACAATTACTAACTGCATTAACTACTTCGTTAGCATTTTTCTCACCAATACCAGACGTATCGTTATCAAGTGCAATAACAAACTTAGCACCCGTTACCTTACGCAACCTAACACTCGCTGTTAAACAGAAATTAGCAGAGAAGACCACCGCAACAGGTAATCCTGTAGCTTCAAATATAGAGCTTCCTGTAGCGTATCCCTCGCATAAAATTAGGGTATCAAGATAGGGCAATTCAGTTGCTTCACAACCAATTAAAAATACATTGCCTTTAATCTCGCCACCACCGACAAACTTTTTACTGCCATCTGGAAAGATATATTGGAGGGACTTTATATCGTTTACTAATATACCGTTATCACTTTTGGTGATAGAATGCACGGGAATCAATAGGTTTCCATTGATTGTTTTTAAACCATAGCTTTTAACCTTTTTATCATTTAAATAATTATGATCCGTCACTTCATTCGCACTAGCAAACTTTTCTTTGGCATATATGGAAACCTCTTCCTGCTTCTTAGTCTTAGCTTCCTCTCGCCTTTTTTGACTTTCCTCCAACTTAGTCTGCATTAATCGTTTTTGTTCAGCAGACATCTCGTTAGGATTATAAGAAGTAAACTTCCACTCCTGGGACGTTCTCCAATTACCGTAAATGCAAATAAAATTATTGCCTAATTCATTATACGCATAATATCCTGAGCGTTCATTTGATTTATCTGGTCTTGAATTTGCAGTTGCACTAACGCTAACTCTAACTAGATTGCCTGTAGTATCTAAAAAATCTACAAGCAAACCATTAGAACGCATCTCACTAATAAGATCGCCATTAGATTTACTGGTACTTGTAAAAGCAAAGTTCTTGTCTATTACTAAACCTTGCTCACCATAAAATTGTGTTAAATCAGTCATCAGCCTGTGCCTTAGAATTGTTTAAATAGCTAGACACAAGCCTTCGGACAAAATTTATTCTGTCTTCCTTACTCCACTCATGCAGAACGTAAGATTTATTTTTTTTGGAAGCCTCTAAGTATTTAGATTTGCTTTCCGATAATGCGACAGATAACAACTCCTCGTTGATCTGTGCAAAGTTTTTGATATGCTCCATTTTTTTGTTTTCCCCGATAAGTTTAAGATGTTTGTAACTACAAGCTCCTTTGATCTTGCCATTACGAATATGAAGTAAAGGAGAAGCCAAGCCATGACAGTAAGAACATAAGCTCGGCCTCCGATACATGAGATCATCTTGTCTAAAAAGGAAGGTCGTCTTCGTCATCTACGCCACTAGGAAACATCTCTTCTTTTGGTAGTTCCTCTTTTGGATTTAAGTTGTTAGCACTTGCTCCAACTGGCATCCAAGTCTTACCAAAGTTATCGTTTATTTCTAAGTAACCTTTCTCACCAACAATGAGTTCTGCTTCTACTTTTTTACCAAGTAGTTCATCAGTATTTTTCATTGATCCGACACCCATTGCATTAAGCATAAGAGACAATGATTGTCTTCCTATCTCAACAGGCTTCTCGTTATTGTGTGCCATAGTGAAAGCATGATTGACTGATATGATTTCGCCTTCAACATCAAATAAAATCTTTAATGCTTTCCAACCGTTCCTACCCTCAACCATGTCTGAACCAGAATACTTTAAATTGTATCTGCCAGGTTTTACTCTTGCTTGTTCTCCACCAGAACTCTCAGCTCCAGCTTCAAACTTATCCATACCAAATTGTGTTAAATCCATGTTCGTTACCTCCGTAAAAAATTTAACTATTAATGTTTAACCAGGATCATACTCTTCGTAATCACTGGCTCTATCAATCTCTTCTTTAAGGGCATCAACAACGTCTGTTAAAACTCTGTTTGCACCTAACGGGAGAATATGATCGTCATCTCCGTTACTTTCGCTCACCTCTTCAACTAAAAACTTAGCTTTAGTTAAATAGTAGATTGCTTTTTCTTGGTCAGTAATCATTTCTTAGCGATTAGCTTTCCAATCTCTGCCCAAGTTTTCTCAGCTCTAACAATAAAGTCATCACCTTCGTCAATCACTTGTATCTCTTCTGGTAAACCGTATCTGTTTTTAGCTACACATGCAGGTGACTCAGTAGTTACTAAGACTCTTCCAGACTGAACAGTTTTACTTGTTAATCCTTTATTGCCTTGTACTTTTACCGTTCCCTTTTTGTAGTTTAAGAACAAACACATATCACTTGCTTCTAACACCAAGGCTGAAGCTGCTTTATGTAGCTTAAGTTCATGCCTGTCGTAAGACTCTGTGCTTGGATCGTGAAACGCTTTGATTTGGTTATGTGCAATCAACACTACTCGCATTTTCTTTTCGTTTCTTAATCTATTAACTAAATCAAGGACTTCTCTAAAATACTTAAGTGCCTCATTGTAACCACGACCATAACCAAAACTTTCTATTGAAGGTTGTTTATGTGCTTCACAGGTTTTTTGATGTATTAATGGCTCTAACCAATCTAATGAATCAATAACCAATGTGTTGTATTCAAGTTCATCTGCATCAACAAGTGATCTAAGATAACCAATAAAAGTATCGTAATCTTTTGCTAATGGAAAATGAGCTATGTCCCTATTGTTAGTAAGAATACCCAGTCCCTCTTCAGTTTGAATTACGACTGGGTTTTTGCTACCAACAGCAAGTGTTGTTTTACCTAGACCAGAAGGGCCATAGATAATTGTTATTGACGCTTTAGCTTTACTTTTCTTTTGTATTGCTGCTAACGACATTATTTACCTACCTTGTCAGCACCTTCAATTACAATTGGTTTCTTGTAAGGTGGCAAAACATCTTCTAATTCTCTAAGTGAATTTTGCATACACCTTCTAACACTTTCCATGTGATGAACAGTTTTAATTGCTTCTTCATAATCAGCTTTGAGTTCTTGTTCCGCTCCTAAGTCTTGACTAATCTGCTGAATTAAAGGTCTATTCAAATCAGTTAAGTCTTTCTCAAATATCTCTCTTGGGTTTCCATCTTTATCTTGGAAACTTAAAAGAGGTTGCTCTTTCTTTTTATCTACCATTATTAATCCTCCTTTGGATTGTTATATGTTTCGCAAACTTCTTTGTGTGAACAGAATTTGCACCAGTCTCCAGCATTAAAGCTAGGCTCATCACCCATTGCTTCATCACAAGCTGGTTTCAAAATATTCAAACCCCAATCTGCAAGATCGACAGCTTGAATATCCCAAGTTCTTATTTGCCCGTCTTTATGAAAGGCTCTTTTGTTTGGTTGTATGATTGTCATTTCAATCACAGTATCTTCGTTTCCCCATCTTGTTAGACAGGCTAATGAGTAAGTCATTAACTGCTCATTCATCACTACATCTACAGGCCATGCACCAGACTTTAAATCTGCTACTACCATTCTATTGCTTTCACCTAAGATGACTGCATCAGCAGTTCCCCATAGATCATCACTAATCTCTGGAGCATTTACTTTTTCTTCAATCAATAATTTACCGTTAAGTTCTTCTGTTCGCTGATTAATATAATCAACATAGATTTCAGCTATAGCAATATCATCTTTAGTAATGTCAAAACTAAAACCATCTACATCAACAGTTCTACCAAGGTAGTAATCAGCTAATGTAATACCATCTAATCTATTCTTAAGTAGTGCTTCACACATTTCGTGAACCGCAGTACCTCTAGCCGCAGCTATACTTCCTCTTCGTTCTGCTACAGCATTAATCTTAGCTGAAGCGGGACATCTTATAATTCTGTTTATGCTACTAGGTGATAATATCGCGTGTGCCAATGTTGTACTCCTCTCTTGCTATTGCCGCCCAAAGTTCTGGACTGATAATTGAAGCAATGTTTACATCTTCAACTGGAAAAAAATCTTTCTCGCTAGAATATGGACATGGTATCGCCACCTTCCAATCTGCTCTGTCTTGTCTGAACCAAAGACATGGTAATAAATCTACTTTGTTTGCTTGTCTTACGGACTGATCCCACCAGTTTTTAATATCTGATTGTGTGATCGCCTTACGTCTTTTGACTTCTATTGCATAACCTGGCATTCCTAGTAGGTCGTGACCGCCACCAAAAGTCTGAGCATAATTAACTTCTAGCTCTATGCCTAAAAGTTCTTTAATTTCATCTATGACTTCGCGCTCACCTCTACGCCCTTTGTTTCGTGCGTTGACCAAACTACTCTCCAGATACGTCTGATTTATTTTCTATTTCTACTATGTCGCTAAGACGATATAAAACTTTGCCACCAATCTTTTGATATGTTGGGCCAGTTCCTTTTGTTCTCCAGTTCTCTAATGTTCTAGGAGAACGTAACCATCTTTTTGCTAGTTCGTTCTGATCTAAAAATATTTTTTCTTCCATGTTGTTACCTATTACTTCGTGATTATGTTATTCTACTCTAAGTAAATTTAATAAAGCAAGTAACTGACAAGAAATAATAGAAATATTATTCAGATTAAATCTTCAGAAAAAATTTACAGAAAATTTATCAATAACATTTACGCATTAATAAGGAGGTAAAAATGAGTATAGATAAAGTTACAAGAGAGGAGTGGGATAAATTGGAAAAATTAAAAAAAGAAAAACATGATCCAGTTCAACGACCTATGCACTATCAAGGAAAAATAGAATGTATTGATTTGATAAAAGATAGAGTTGGTTCTGGAAATTTTCCAGCTTACTTAGAAGGTAACATCTGGAAGTATCTTTACAGACACAAAGACAAAGACGCAAACATCCAAGATTTAGAAAAAGCACAATGGTATTTAAACGCTTTAATTAAACACTACGAAGAATTATAGTTTACGTGATTTTACACTTTCATACTTTTATGTTATAATAGGTTTTTCTATTAAAACTTTAGGAGGTTATAAAATTGAAAAAATTAATACATAAAACAGAAAAGGCTATATACGAAGCACATTACAAAGAACCTAGAAAAATAGGTGGTGATTATTATAATTTGTATTTAATTAGTCCTGATAAATTTAGCAATAACATTCAGTTTATTGATAAGTTTAAATGTCAAGATGATATGAGGCATATAATAAAATCTTTTGAAGAAAATACTACATTTTACTTTAGCCACAAAGATTATTCTGGATCAGAAAAACTTATATAAAAACAAAGGAGTGTAAAAGCTCCTTTTTTAATTAGACATCATTATCTTCTGCATATAGTTACCGACATTCTGCATTTCTTCGGTGGCTATATGCTCTCTAGTTTTACGGTAACGCTCAGTAGCCTTAATGCTTTTATGTCCCATAAGAGTCTTCACATCTTCAATCTTCATTTGCTCACCTGCCATAGTACCAAAGTTATGTCTTAGATCGTGGAACGTCACATCTGGACATCCCGCAGCTTTTCTAATTTTGTTCCAGGTATGAAAAGGGTATTTAACACCAAGTATTGTTTCGCTGTTTCTATCGCAAGAGTTAATGATTGCCATGGCTTGATTGTTGAGATGTATTACTCTTGGCTTACCTTGGTAGTCTGTCTTATGTTCTTGCAAGACTAATTTATTACCATCAAGATCAGACCACTTAGCACTACCAATTTCGCTAACACATCTACCACCAGTCAAGATACATAGCCTTATATACTTGATAGAATTTAAGTGTCGCTCATGTGTTTGTGACTCTATGATATTGATCTGCTTATTTATTTCAGCGAACTCTTTATCTGTTAAAGGCCTATCACGTTGCATCTCAGGGTTCTTTTTAACGTACTTTGCAGGGTTATACTTAACTAAAGACAATCTAATGCTGTTCTCAAACACAGAACTAATCAATTGCACCACTCTATTAGCTTGATACTTAGCTCTCTTACTTACTGCAATATGTAACTTAGTTATATCACCAGTCTCAACGCTTTCTAGTTTCATCTTACCTAAAGTATTCTTAACGTCTCTATCCCACATACGTCTTGGCTCACCATCTATCTTGCCATCCTTCATCTCAACACACTTCTTATTATTGTTGAACAAGTCTTCTAGCTTTAACTCAAACGCCTGGTTTAAGGTATAAGCATCAGCTTCTACTTTCTTTGCTTCTAATGGATCAATGCCTTGAGCTACTTCACCAAGTATCTTTTGTGCTTTGTTTCTTGCAACACCAATCAAGACATCTTTACTTGCTATCTTCATCTCTCTGGTCTTTTTGTTGTACCTATAATGCAGATAATAACCTGTCTTATATATCTTTAATGCGCTCACTTGTTTATCAGTCTGGTATCTTGCCATGCTTTGCTCCTCGTTTATCCATCCGTGTTTTATCCGTCTTTTGACTGCGGATTGATGTGTATTTCTGTTACCTATTCAGTAGATTATAAATTGAATCTTGTAAAGAAAACAAGGGTTTTTAGTAATAAAAAGTAATGATGTGAAATTGTGTGATGGCTTTAAAACATAGTGCGCTACCAGGCTGCGCTACTCCCCGAACAGTTAAATAACGGCTAATTTCTGGGGTTTTTCAAGAGGTATGTCATGGACTGATATGCCTATCCGTCTATCATCCGTGCTATTTATTGCATCCATAGCCTCTCTAAAACTCTCTATTGAATTAACAGCTTTCATGGGTTCGTCATGTACAGAATATTGTAGGTATTTGCAATTGTTAAAAGGTAGGAAGTAAACATTCTGGTATTTAAGATTAACCAAGGCGAATATATCAATGGTGTTTTCTTTGTACTCTCTTGACTTGCTGTGTGATCCTTTTCGTAAATCAAACCGCCAACTGTTTCTTGCTTTTTCTATATGGGTAACTGTCTTGACTTGACAGCGATACATTTTGTTTTCCCATTCAAAGATTATGTCAGCGTTAGCACCATGAGGCATAACTGTTACAGTATCGGTTTCCCTTGCTATCACTGAGCAAGTTAGGTATTCGCCACTCCTACCTATTCTCTCCGTTGCTCGTGTCATGTTGGGACATGTTAGTTTTCGTTAAGTAACTGATTAAGCTGGTTTGCACCTGTTCTTATGGTTGATCCGCCTACAACATTTTGGTAAGCATTTTTAATCTTTCCTGTTTCTTCTAACTGTTGCATTAGTCTTAATATTTCTAATTGTTTCTTTGGATTTTGTTCTAGTAAAACATTACCAGCACTTCTTGATGTTTTTTCTAAGGGATTAAAAATACGATCTCTGGCTTTTGTTCCTAAACCAAATATTGCTCTAATAGCTGCTGAATCTGTTACGTTACCTGATCCAGCAACAGCTAAGTCTGACATAGTCTGTGCAGCCTGGTCTGCATCAAAAAGTTTTTCTGCTGTGTTAGAGCCTCCTGTTACCTTCTGTGTGTTTTTTAATATGTTTGCTTCTCTTACTAACTTATTAATAAATTGATCTTTAGCCTCTTCATTACCAGTAAATAATATAGATATTTTTTGTTGCGTATCAGGACTGTTAAATATTTTTTTAACTACATCTTGGCTATCAGACATTCTATTAATGTCTTTTAATATTTCTTGAAATACCCCAATTCTAAAAGCGTCTTGTTCAGCATTTGTTTTGAATTTTGTAAACTGTTTGCTAAAAGATAAAGATGTTGCAGATGGCTTTTTAAACTTAGCACCTAAATCAAATGCCTCCTTTAATGCAAAACCATCCGATGCTTGATTTAAAGCACTAATATATTCATCACCCTCTACAGAATCTTTTAATAAATTTCTAAAATTATTAGCTATTGCTTTTCTAGGCCCAGACATTTGCTTATTAATACTTCCTTTAATGACCTGTTGAAAAGTTTTTTGGTCAGCCACTCTTTTAATTAAATCTAAGAACTCTAAAGGTAATGCTTTACTTACATCAACAACCTTTCCCTCTTCCTTTATTAATAACTTATTGAGTTTTGGTATTTCTACAGGTTTGCCACCCTTTGCAACAATTTTTTGATTATAAAGTTTTATTGCTTCGCCATAAGCGTTTTTCATAATAGGATCAGCTTCTAAATACTTATATACTTCTAAATTATTTATACTTTGATTTTTTGCGTAAGCTGTTTTGTATAAAGGGTCAAGTTTTTTATCTACTGCCTCTACAATTTCACCAATACCAGATTGTAAATCTATTCCTTTAGTTTGAATTGTTTGATTTGCAGTATCATCCAGTGTGCTTAATACTCTAGTTGACTGTATATTTGGTGTACTGCCTGAACTCATTGATGATGCTTTCTGCTCCATTGTTCCTGTAGTTCTTTCCGTTAATGTTTCACCAATATTCATTCCAGGAACTCTAGTATTGATACCTCTTAATTTTCTATTAACAGCATCTCCACCATAATCAGCTAATATCTCTACAGGAGTTATTCCCTCTAAAGCATCCGCTGATACGTTGTCTTGTATTTTTTGAACCACTTGCTCTACTGGTATTTCGTCAGCTGCAAATTGATCCGCAATTATTTTTATGGCTTTTTCTTCTTGTTTTGTAATATTAGTTTTTTTAGTAACTGCATTTTTTATAGCATTGTAACCAGCACCTAATACTTTTTGACCAGTGGTTAAAACACTTGGTGTTACAGCTCCGATTACTGTACCAGCACCCGTACCAATACCTGCACCTAAAGCTCTATCAGCTACATCACCTTCACTATAACCAGCTCCAGCAACTCCACCTTGTAATGCTCCTATCTTTCCAGCTTCAAAACTTTTTGATAAAAGACCTTTTCCAGGTTGAGCAATTTTACCAGC